TGTTCCTTCTCGTCTCTGACCAACAGTCGAACCAGAGGTCACGCTATGAAGCCTGACTCTGCCATTGATCCCTTCAATCTTGACCTGAAAATAGGCTCCCCTTCGGTCTACCCGCAGCTTGTGAGTCCAATACTGGTAAAGGTCAAGCTGTGTCCCAGAAGAACCAAGGACAGTCCCCGGGTCCGCACTGTCACTGTCCAGAATGACCGAGTAGTCCTCGCGGCCCGGGTTCTCGTGAGTGTCGTCAAGGTTTTGAATGTTCCAGTCACTGATCCCAAAAGTCATGTATTTAGTTCGGTCAGGAAATGTGTAGCTTGTGTTGTCCACAACAACTGTCTCCTCCTTCACTCCGTCCACGATCCCCGTGACCTTGTATTCCGGGTCCCAAGTGCTGATGAACATCTGTGCCTGCTGAAATCTTCGTCGATTGCCTGCCTCAAAACCATAACCACGAGTCTTGATGAGGAATGCTATAGGCCTGTCTTCAACTTCGATGTTGTCCGAGCACAGCACTTGGAGGTATGGATCGCTGTTCCCATCAGGGTCTCTGACGCTGATCAGGATCGGTGATCCGCTCACGAAGCGAATGCCACAGCCATTGTCTGAATCAGTTGTGTCACCACTATTCCAACCGTCATCGGTGTAGCCCGTGAACAGGTTGGCCCCAGCGATCTCGCAGTGATCAGCCTGCTGCTCGTCTCCGACACCCCAAAGCCATCCGCTCTCGGGGTCATTTGTGTTGACTGTGAGCGGCTCGACTATGTTGAGCCCTCCGTCGATTATCTCTGCATCGTTGTCGTCAACCAGTTCCCTGCGTCGAGTGGCCGTGATAGTTGTTCCATCGTTCACCTGAACCGTTGTTCCATCACTCACGTGACCCTTGACCATGAGGTCGCATGTGTAGGTCCCTTGCACGATAGGTCTACCCTCCAGCTCTCCGTATTCATACAGCCCTACTACACCATCGTAGTCCACGTAGTAGAGGTGCTCAGCACCCTGAAAGTCAGCTACAAAAAAGTATTTGATCTTGATGGCATCACCCTGATCGTATCCAGCCCATGCTCCATTTATAAAATCGTAAACAAGGACAGCATTGTTCTGCTTGCCTCCGTCGATCGGGACAGACAGATAATATCTGTTCCGCCAGTAGGCAGCTGATGCCGTATCTTTGGCTACACTGAAGTCGATCCGGTCGATGATTGGCTGCACAGGTATGCTCTGTGGCTCTGAGACGCCCTGTAGCTTGTTTTGTTCGGTCAGTGCAAGGCTGACTACTCCTCGCTGCGAAAGGAACCACAGATCGCTTCCTGCGCTTGCAACCGATCTCGCCCCCACAATGCCATACTCAGTTGTGATCTGATCAAGGACTGCGTTATTCTCCCAATCGCCAACGAGGTTTGATACAGTGTAGATACTCGTGTCTTTAAATATGACAACAGTCTGATCGTTCCACTTATACAGGCGTCGAATGTTATCCGAGTCACCCTGATTGATTTTGAAGTTATTGAACACGTCATAGTCTGTGTATGACAGAATATCTGACACAGCGACATGATCTGACTTATACCCACCAGAAGGCTTGTGAGGCACTAACAAGCGATTCTGGAAGTAGAGTGTTGAGCTTGAATTCGGGATGTCGTTGAGGCCGCTCGCTGAAGGAGGAGCCTCCACAAAGCCTTCATCGATGGACGACATGATGAGCTGAGACTCATCAGGGCCCCGCGATAGAATGACTTTGTCGAATGCCTGCGTGAACCAATACTTGCTCTGGTATGTGTTGGCGGGAGATGAGAGCTGAACACTGCATGGAAGTGGAGCAAGGTTGTTGCCGTATCTGGCTCTGTATATCTTTGGTGCATCCCCCTCGACGCTGGCCACGATCAGAATCCAGTCGGCCCCGTTTGGATCATTCCAGACTCCAATTCCGTAAACATCCCCGAGGTTGGCACTGATCTGTCTGCCCCAGTTAATGTCGCCACCATCCCAGTTTATCGGCCACTCAAATCCATAACGATTGAACCACGCCAAAGGCATGACGCCTCGTCTCGGCTCCGCAACACCATACCGGAACCTAGCGTTGATCGCCTCAGAAACCATGCCCGGGGGAAGCATGTGAGGCTGCTGCCTCATGTCTACACCCATGAACCCATTGTCGCCAGCCGTGATAGGCTGGTCATCGTTCTGCGTGTAGTTTCTGTGCTCTCTCATTGGTAAAATCCGATCTTGCTCAGGAGCGCATCGAGAATCTTGTTGCTGTTCGCCCAGCTAAATCTCATGCCCCTCTCTGAAGCCTTAATAGCTTTCTCGACCCCGCCACTATTATACACCTCTCTCATCCTGCTGACTAGACTGTCCAGATCAGGGACAGCCCATAGGCCGCCGTTAGCATAATGAGCCTCAGCCTGCCTCAGCTTGTAGTCCACCGGGTAGCCAACAGTCTCATCGAAAAACTCTGTTATACCACCGAAGGGAACAGCGATCACTGGTCTTCCAGTCGCCATCGCTTCGTGCTGCATTAGACCCCAACCCTCGCCCTTGCTCGCGCTGACAAAGCAGTCAAGACTGGCATACCAGTCAGACAGATCACGCCTTGTCCAAAACTGTCTCAAGACCTGTATTCGTTCATCATCAGCCTCCAGATCTGGATCGTCAGGGAAGCATTTAACAACCAGCCTGACATCCTTGACTCGCTTCGGGAAAGCTTTCCTCCATGCACTCAGAACGTCTTCAAATCCCTTCCTGCAGCCACCTGCTGCAGTCCTGCCAGCTACTCCAAAAACAAACTCGGATCTCTTCTGTTTTGGCCTGTAGTGAAACACATCAGTGTCGATCCCCATGGGCACTTTTGCCATCGTTCTCTTCACACCCTGAGCGTTGAACAGGCACAGATTGAAGTCACTTGGAACAACAATCAGATCAGCCTGATTCAGATTCAGAACAGCCTCTTTATGAAGCTGGGTGGTTTCCCACATAGTGTTATAGACCACCCGCTTCTTGCCTGACAGACCATAGGACGGGCAGTGTATAACCATCTCCCACTCCTCTCGCTGCTCTTTATGCACAATAGACTCCAACACCACTCTTGGGATCGGAGCCTTGCCTCTCTCGCTGCTGACGGGCCAGCAGTTAATGTCGCGGCCCAACTCTGTCAGACCCTCTATAACGCGAATGAGATGCAGCGAGTAGCTGCTATACCCATCCACCACGCCTCGTATCACACCTCGATTAGACCTCATCCAGTCATTATAGACTTCTATCAGATCGTGTTAAGGATATTTTCGATAATGTTTTTCGTGCCAGAGGTTCTCTGTTCACGTATGACCGACTCCTTCACGCTCTGAGCCTTCGTAGCATCAAGCTGCTTCAGCTCCCGTTTGAAGGTCTGGGCAGCGGACACACCGCTGACTGCTGCCTTCTTCCATTGTTTTCCGCGCAGATGCGCTCCTACACCGAGAGCTGCGATCAGAGCGTTGGCTGCTAACCCTGCCCACGGGAACGGAGCAATATCCCCGGCTACCTGTATGCCTCCCCTGATCGAAGGGTTCAGCACCCAGCCGTTTGTCGAGACGACTGGGTAGTTGCCGCTGGGGGTAGCAACAATGTTGGTCGTCACAATCGGATCGTAGATAGCATCGCCCAGCGAGTCGAGCTGCTTGCACCCAGTCACTAGGACGATGAAGACTGCAACACACAGTGGTTTCATTTTGCGAGTAGCTGTCGGATTTTTAGACTGATGTAGATCAGGGATGCCACGCTGATCGCGAGCTGCAAAACTATATCGATGTTGACCGCCCAATTGAGCAATCCAGCAACGGCTGCAAATCCGACTTTTACGTCATCGAAGTTCACTTCTTGCCCTTGCGTTTTTGTTTTGCACGAGCTTTCTTTGCAGCAGCTTTGCCTGCTTTCGTGTATGGGTAATGTTTAGATCCAACCTTCGGCATAATCTTTACCATTTGACTTTGTCTGCCCAATAAGCGGCACTCATTTTTCCCTTAGAAATATTCTTAGCGTGACGAGCTTTGAACGACTTTCGTCTGGCTTTTTCGCTGGCAGTCTTTGGTGATTTCCCAGCTCCAGACACACCCTGCTGACCGAAG